GTACCAATCTTCAGGGCTTCCCCTACCCTTCCGTTTGTGCCACACCACACCTGTCCATGCGTTGTCGTTAGCCATCTCGACTATCAACTCTTCTGTCCAACCCGCCAAGTCCATCTTGGCGTGGTTCTTTATCTCTATCGTGACTCCAGGTATACCTGATATGTCACCTTTGTCTAGGGTTGCACCAGCCAAGCGTCTGTCTACATAAGGGAACCATTGCTTGAGGTACTTAACTACATCTCGCTCTGCTCCTGAGCCTTTTGCTTTGGCTGCGCTACCCATTACTTATCTAACTTTGTAATGATTGCAATTGCCCATCCATTTGCTTCTAGTTTCTCTGCACGTTCACGTGCAATATCTATACTAGATGCTCGGATAACAACTACTTTGTTTTTTTCTAGTGTGATTTCAAACTTTGGCATTATACTTTCATCTCCACTTGTCTATAGTCTCTGACTACATCTTCTAAATACATAGAGGCTGGGTCAAATGATAAAGATACATATGTGTTACCAGTAAAGTCTGCTTTACCATAACGATTCTTAACAGGGGCTACACACAAGTATGCATCTGGTCCCTGCATCATCTGTCCTACTGTCAATACCATAGCAGGTACCTGACTAACCATACCTTGCAACGCTGAGCGTGGTTGACATGGATAACCCTGAGCACCTTCTTTAGTATGGTGTAACACTAGTACACATGCATTGGTATCTCTTGCAAGATACTTGAGTTCTTTCATGACCTGTCGCATAGCAGCAAACTCTTCGCCACCATCAACAGCAATGTCCATAAGGTTATCTACTACGATAAGCGTAGGACTTCTACCCCACATAGTTTCAAATGCAGATACCTCTGCATCTAAATCGTTAAGGGTTGGGCTGGGTTCAAACGACCAATACAAATTAGAGAACTCTCGTAAGAGTTCTTCTGCTTTGGCTGGCTCCGTCTTAAGCATATGTTCTGCATGCGCCTGACTTATCTTTGCTTTCATAGCAAGTAAGCGCATAGCCATAGTGTGTGCATTAGTATCAGCAGAGAAGTATAATGTCGGTTGTTTTAGTCTTGCTGCGATATGTAATGCAATAGATGACTTACCTGCGCCAGGTGTACCAGCAATTACTGATACCTCTGCACGGCGTAGGATAATGCCTTCCCGTTGGAACGCCTGAAAGGGAGGGGGCAATGGTTCTCCCCCTACCTCAGGCTTACCAATACTACGGCGTAATGTTTTCATTATGCCTTGGTCTGGTCAGGTACGAATGAGTTCCACTCTGCTTGGTTCTGCTTGATGTACTGAGTAGTACACTTGCTTGGGTCATTTTGCTTAGCAGGGCAGAAGTAACCCTTGTATGGACCAAACTTACCTGTTAGTCCATGAATGCGTGTCATTGTACCGTGAGGACAGTTGCGTGAACCTGCACCCATAGATGGTGCAACAAACGCTGGTGGTCCATCGAATGAATCAACAACTGTCGCTCCGAATGATGTAGCAATTGATGCTACCTGTGGGTTAGGTGGTACTGCTGCATTGCTGCCACGCACTGCTGTTTCCACCTCACCAATTGCTTCTGTAATCTGAAAAATTGCAGATGTTAGTGTAGTAAATTCATCAGGTGTATTAGCACGTAATGTTAACTGTGTTAGTCCTGATGCTGATTTAAGATTGATACTGATTGGTGCTTCGCTATGCATTTATTCTCCTTGAATAGGTGTTACTAGGGACTTTTTTGTATCTCGGAAAGTACGAACTTTCATTGCTAATTCTATACCTTTCCAACCTTGTTTGATGTCAACGAAATGCAGTTCACATTTACCACTACCTGCTGGTAGGTGGACAATGATTCCTTTATCTTGATTGACACCACCCCAAGAACCACGGGTTGCCGTAGCGGGGTCATACGGCAAGCCGTGTGCATACACTGCTAACTGCATGGCAATCTTATTTGGGTAGGCAATACTACCAGTTTTTAAGTCAGAGATGTACAACTCGCCGTTGTATTCAACTACACGGTCAGGTGTACCCGCAATCTTGTACTTATCTAGCACGCAGAACTGTTCGATGAATACATTCTTAAACTTCTTAGTTGCATCAGCATATGCTTGTATGTCTGCTACATATTCGTCAGGTATAACTCCAAGGTCTTCACCTCGGTCATACTTTTCTGTCAGTGTATGGATAGCAGTACCAATGTTAGCCTGTGCTGTAGCACCTGCTGCTTCCATTGCATCTTCAACCAACTTGTCCATCTCTAACTTGTTATCTCTGTTGGCTGATGCTGCTAACAATAAGTCAGAGCGCAGCGTTAATCCTGCTGCAGCCATGCGTAACTTCCATGCTACTAGTGCAGTGCCATCATCTAATGAACCTGCAACTGTAGTTGTCCGCGTATAAGGTACAGCCTTACCACCTTTGGGTGGTACAACCATTGGTCTACCGTAACGGTCTCTTGGTACTTCTACTTCTGACATAACTCTCCCTTGTTAAATAGGTTAAGAGGGTGGGAACAAGGAGAGAACCGAAACCCCACCACTCCTAACCCATTCATCATAGCATAGTGTGACGGACTATGCGTTGATGTCATTGCCGCAATGCGGACAAAGTTTTTCTTTCTTCTTGTAGACTTCATGTATTACTTGGTCTTTGTAATCTTGATGCACATATATCTTGCATCTATTGCGTGCCTTGATGGCACGTACTATAGCACCTGATTGATGTAGTACTGACAACACACCACTAGTTGTGCCGTGATGCCAGCCTGTATCAATTGCTAACTCTTTCCATGTAACGCCTTCAGCGCCTCTGCTTTTTAATATACGTAACGCTAATTGCTGGTGGTTTAATTCCCGACCAGATGCAATGTTGTCTATAGCACGAGCCTTAGATGTATCAGTGCCTGACCATCCAGCCGTACCTTTGTATGGTCTATAAGGTACGTACTCTGCCATTAGTAATCTTCTTCTACATCTAACACTTCAATCTGGTCAACATCAATGTCACCATCATAGAAGTCAACTGTTACATTGTCTGTAAAGATAGCCTCTGCATCATCAGCACTCTCAGCATCTACACTGTAGGTACCAGTGATTGTATATGTTGCACGATACTTTGTTGTAAGTCTGTTGGTACCGATTGTTGTGAGTAACTCATTGATGTCTTCTCTACTTGCAGTGAACTCACCGTCATCCCATTGACCTTCACTGAAGAAGTCACGGACACTGTTTTTAATGTCAATGATTGTCTTGTGTTGTTGGCTGATAGTGTCATCTGCAACCTTTGCTTTCTCGATAAAGCGAACAACTTCTGACTCGGTATAGTTTACTGCGCCATCTGCTGTTGTAATTTGGATTGTGTTCATTTGTTCCTCTCGTTGTTTGGATGAGCAGTTTAACCACTTACTCAGGTGCATCCGCGCTATCGCTACAGGGGTAGTATGCATACGGAATTATACTGTAAGTAGAGACAATGCCTTGGTCTTAACCTTGTCATTGCGTCCACTTAGGGTGGCGGCTGCCAAGCGTTCAGCGCCGCCCGTTGCATAGTGGTCAGCAAATTCTACCACTGCATGCCATGCACCAAAGGCTGTGCCTCTAATGTTTTCTTGTGTCTCTGACTCACTATAGATAGCCCATGCTTTAGCACGTGCATCTTTAGCAATGGTCTGTTGCTTGCGCTCACCACGTGTAAGCAAATCATAAGGTGTATCTTCTACCTTAGAAGGCAACGCCCATACATTCTTAAAGAAGTTTAATGCTTGCTCACGTGAGAAGTCAATGTCAAGTAAACGATTGGCAGTCAATTCGTAATCATCTATAGCCTGATATGTTAGGTTAGTAATGTTACGGATGTCAGCAATAGATAACTCTTGGTTAGTTGTGTGTGACATACGGTATGTGTACTCATTGTACTTACGCTTTTGATTGTTACTAATCAAACCATTAACCTGATTAGCACAGAACAAACGCTCAATGATTGGCTTGATAACAACAGATGATGAACCATCATGTGATGTCTTAACCAATAAGAATGCAGCATGTGGGTCATTGGCTACTGAGATACCACGAGGTAACTCTAGTACCATCCAGATGTTAGAGCCACCATTGAACTCACCTGCTGCTGCATAGCGTGCATCA